ATTTAGTCTAGTTATATATGTATCAAATTTTAGACCTGTTGTTTGTGGATTCCACCCATCGTTAGAAACTGGCCATTCAACAAGAACGTTAATTAAGTCTGTTCTTGTTTCATCTAAACTTGTTCTAGGTACTTTAAATGATGATTGGAATATAGGATATGTGTCCCTGTTTAATAATGTTTGTTCTAAGTCATCTAATCCAAGATAAAACTCTTCAACAACAGCGTCGTTTGGTCTAATAATATAGCTAGTAGAATATGTTGAACCAGTAAATGGTTTACCATAAACTTCTAATGATATTACATTATTGGTTGTTGGTTCGCTATATTTTGAAATATTATATGTTTCACCATTAATAACAATTGAATACTTGTTATATGATGAGAATAAATTTCTAATTGCATTATCAACCGTTAATGACTCATTTGCTGTTGGTTTAGATAAAACTATATCAAATGGATTAAAGAATTTACTTGATTTAACATTAAAGGTTGTTTTATTACTTGTTGGATTAAAAACAATACTCTCAGCAGAATAATCTGAAGTTGATGATAAACCACTTGAATCAACATAAATTGCAGCTGGATAGTTTTTAAGTATTCTACCAACCGATACCCTAATACGTTCTCTAAGAGATCCGAATAAAGATTTTGAGCCTTCCGTTTTGTTTGGATTAAATCTTATTGGTCTTTTTTCTCCACTAGATTGTTTGACAGTTGTTGGAACGTCATTTTCTATTTTAAGATCTTCTAATGTAAGAAAATCAGAAAATGGCGCCGTTTTAAAACTTTTTGCGTCTTTTTCAGGGATAACTCTATCTAGAGCAAAATTGGTATTAGTTAATTGACTAGTACCGTCAGTAATTTGTCTTCCAACAATACTGTCGCTAAAAGTTTCGAAACCACTAGCAGCCTGACTTGGTACTTTTTTTGTTGCCATTATTCGGTAATATCGTCAAAGTTTAGTGTTTGGTCTATATCAGTTTTTTCTTCGCGAATCTCATATAGAGTTTCGTTAAGATCATCTTTAACCTCATAAAGATTGAACTGTTTATAAATTGCGTTATCGTTATTCTTGTCATAAATTGTATAAATGCCAGAATTTAACGCCTTACTTTGATTACCGTAAAGTGCATGTGCAAGTGTTGATGCATCGTGCTCAACCATTTCAACTTCAACTGTTGTTGGGTTAAAATAACTGTTAGTTAAAATAATTTTTTGTGATGGCTCCCCAATGAATGGTGTTACATTTGGTCTATTGCTAGGTGCAGAAGACGGCGTAAGTGTTAAAAATACCAAATTGGTAGGTGCATCTGAATATCTATATCTAATAGCTTTTTGTGTGCTATTTGTTAAATTTGTTGTTACAGGTTCACAATAAAAAGAAGATGTAACAATTCTATAAAAATTAGGAACTTTTTTTGAATTTGATTTATCAATATATTCAACTCTATAACCAACAAGACCCTGTGGAACAAAATTGTTTCTATCGTCAGTCAGAACATTACCCAAATCTATAACCAATCCTCTAACAGATGGTAGTGATGCTAAAACACCACAATCGGTAATTTCCGTTCTAATTTGCTTCGGTCTAAGGTGTAATGTATATATTCCTAAATCACTAAATGTGTCACTGTTTAGTCTAAGATTATATAAACCACCTAAAATTTCTGTACCAGATGTTCCACCAGTTCCAGAATTATGAAAAACTGGAGTTAAAATATCAGCGGAATCCAACTTTGTTAGTGTTGGTTCTGTTGTTGATGCTCTATTTGCCACATAATGAAGTAGAATTTCTACATCTTCTGGAGACACATCTGCCGGTCTTATTGTTCCGTAACTTCCTACTGCCATGTTCTTTTATTTATAAATATAATTTTATTGTTTTTTCACAAGAAAAAATCCATTTCCATAGATATCTAATTCTCCTATGTTATCAATTTCACCTAATCTTAGGTTAAATTCTGCTACACCCATTTTCCCTCTCTCTACAAAAATGTCAGAATAAACAACCGGTTCTGATACAAAACCTAGGTAATGTTCATTTCTGGTTAATTTTTTGGTGAATTGGGATTCTGATATAAATGTTGCGGTATTGCCAGTAATATACGTTGTTCCATCAGATAAATCAAGGTATGTTAAACCGTCTATTACATATTTGTCACAATTATATAATGTTCCTTCAATTGTAATTGTTGTTCCAGTAACACCACTATATGTGTTACCACCATATAATTTTTTCTCAATTTTTCTACTTTTACCTAAAGCCAAAAATGTTGTTGTTCCAGTAAAAGAATTTCCAGAATAGTCATAATTGTTATTGTAATTCTGGGTTCTACCAGATTGTAAATAAGTCTGACCTGTAACATTAAAATATGGTAATGTCGCGCCAGTATATGTGAAAGAAGCTAGATCTGTAGGTGTGTTACTAGTTAATGGTAACTTAATGTCTTTTGTAACCGTTTCTGTCTTCCATGGTGCCACCATCGTAATAGAAACGGGTTTAGTACCAGCTGTTGAATAAGTCTTCGTTAAACCGCTTAAAATACCTATTGACTGAGCTGCTGATCCATCTCCCCAATTTATTGTGAAGGTAGCGTCAACAATTCTTTTTAGTTTTATATTACTAGCTGAATTGTATATAGTAAGGGTGTTTCCGGTATTAGCGGAATAAACAAAATTACATAGTTGTTCAGCTTGTTCAATATCCCCATCAAAACCAACCATCACCCCCAATTCATCGGCTTTTGCGTCTAGAAATAATGGTATTTGGTAATTTTCATATATTTGACTATTAATATGACTTTGTATTTCTTGTTCTGTTGTACCTGTACCAATAACTAAATTCCATGTGTTAACAGTTGGTGTTCCCCATTTGTAATATCCCTTAACCAATGGTGGTGTAATGTTGTTATTATATACCACATCGCCAATAGCTGGGCCAATATATGTTGTACCAGTCCAAGGGATCGTGGCATTTTCACTTGACGTCCAGTTCTTACTTGTAAGTGATATTAGGGATACACTTAAAATGTTTTTTCTTAATATTTCGTATTTTAATTTTTTCATTTTATTGTTTTATTGCATATCCTCCTCCGAAATCACAGTTACCACCAAGACCTCTCATTATTACATATGTGTGTTCGGGTCTTTTAAATGTGACCCTATAGTAAACATTTTCTTCTGGGTTTGTACTAACGTTCGGATTCATCTCATAAAAATTAACTGGGTTTGAGTTTACCCCAACTCTAGTTCCATCTATTAATCCGGAATTATTTACTGTTAAATCTCTATTTAAAAACCTAAGAATAGTTCCATCTTCAGCATTGAAAAATCTGGCGGTCATATAGAAAGTGGTACCCGTATAAACCGTATTGTCTGGAAACCAAAACAGATACATATTTTCAGTATTTCTGTAATTGTTACCATTGAACACAGGGATAAAGATTCTATCCTTTATATTATTATCAAAAACTTTTTGACCTAATGGAATTGATAAGTTTTTAGCAAAAACCAATTTTTGTGTTTCTCGATATGGTGTTGTATAAAATTCCAATCTAAAAAAACTATTAACGGTATGTTTTAATAATTTAGCATTTTCTTGTGGGCTAATACCAACAAAGTTATAATCTAAACCATTTGTATATGTGTTACTACTGTTAAGAAAATTAAAATAAAACCAAATGTCACATTGTAATGTTGTTATACCAGATAAAGAAACATTATATGGCTCATGAATATATCTAATTGTTTCATAATTTTCGGAAGGGTTAATAATAGATTTAAGTAACGCGTCTTGTGTTTCCGCAAAATTTTCTTCCCAGCCAGCATTTGTTCTAAATTCTGTTTCTGGATTAAAAACCAAAGATTGATTAATATTTTTATATAATATTTTCATTTTAACAATTTACGTCACCAAATCCTTTAAATCCATCTGTTTTATTATTATACTCTCTTTCGTTTCCAAAATAAAAATTTATATCAGTTTTAACATAATGTTGATTATTTACAAAAGGATAGTCGGTACCATTACCATCTTCATCTATATATCCATGATCAAAAACATCTCTCCATTTCCATAATCCTTGATCCGGAAAATATCTTGCGTTATCTGGAAGATCAGCAATATTTGTTGTGCTAGATGTTTCTATAT